ATATAATGCCAATATGGTATCTAATGAGGTATTCATTGATTCCGCCACTCTCAGGGAGAATGTGGTGTCTCTGGCGAAGAATATAGGTTATACCCCCAGATCTAGTAAATGTGCTAGAGCTAATATTTCTTTTTTTGTTGATACCTCAAATTATGATAATAAACCACAAACTATTACCTTAAACAAAGGTATTGTTTGTACAACAACATCCTTTAGTGGTGAGAATTATACATTTTCAATTATTAATGATATCACAGTTCCGGTGGTAAATGATATCGCATCATTTGACAATATTGATGTTTATCAAGGAACATATGTCACATCTGAATTTACATTTAACACATACGATCCTGATCAAAGATATATTCTAGATAATCAAAACATTGATGTCTCCACGATTAATGTAATATGGAAACCATCAAGTAGATCATCAGTTAAAAGACAATATCATAAGGCAGATTCATTGTTTGAAATTGATGGAGATTCGCCTGTTTATTGGGTTCAAGAAATAGCGGATGAAAGATATGAATTAATATTTGGGGATGGTATTTTTGGATCTGCTCTCATAGAACCTAACTTCATTCAGGTTACATATCTTGTTAACGACGGTGTTGCTGGAAATGGATTAGCAAGATTTAATTTCAATGGTAAACTTACCACCTCTAGAGATAATCTTGCGATAGAGTCAGGTATTTCTAGAATTACAGTTAATAATGAATCATTTGGTGGACAAGGAGTTGAAAGTATTGAGTCGATTAAAAAATATGCACCTCAAACATATGCTTCGCAAAACAGAGCGGTAACATCAACAGACTATGAATATATCATTCCTATGATATATCCAGAGACTGAATCGGTATCAGTGTTTGGAGGTGAAGAATTAAATCCACCACAATATGGAAAAGTATTTGCAAGCATCAAACCTATTAATGGTGCGTATCTTTCTAATCTTGTAAAGGATAATTTAAAGAGAGAGATAAAAAAATATTCAGTTGGCGGTGTTGACTTAGAAATTACAGATCTTAAGTTTCTTTATATCGAGTCATTAGTTAATGTTTACTATAATTCTAATGATGCTAACGAAGATCTCATAAGTTCAATTGTTAGTGATAATATTGCAAGGTATTCGGATTCAACTGAACTCAATAAATTTGGTGCAAGATTTAAATATAGTAAGTTTTTGAGTGTTATTGATAATTCCAATTCTGCAATTACATCTAACATTACTACAATTCAAATGAGAAGAGATTTGAGAGCTTCTCTTAATTCCTTTGCTGAATATGAAATTTGTTTTGGTAATAGGTTCCATATTGTCAATCATGGACATGGAACTCATGGAGGTAAAATTGGATACAATATTAAATCCTCAGGATTCCAAGTAAGTGGTGTAGCAGGAACCGTTTATCTGATAGATCGAGCTGATCAATCTTTAGAGACAGGAACCATTGATTTAATTAGATTAAAATCTCCTACTGAACCAATTATAGTAAAAAGAAATATAGGAACGGTTGATTATATTAAAGGAGAAATAAAGTTAAATCCAATTAATATTATATCAACTAACATTAATAGAAGGTTCCCATTAATTGAAGTTTCAGCAGTTCCTTATTCAAATGATATCATCGGATTACAGGATCTTTATATTCAACTAGATACTAATAACGTAACAATTAATTCTATAAATGATAGGATTTCTTCTGGTTATGACATATCTGGATCTGACTATATTGTAACTTCTAGTTTCGCTAACGGAAGTTTAGTACGTGGAACAGTTGATTTGATGTCATCAAATCAAGATGCACAAAATCAAAATGTAAGATCAACGACAACAGTAACTACAACTAGATCTACAACTGGAACCACGCAAACTTACACGTCACCAACTACAACAACTTCAACTCCTACTTATAACTACTAAGACGTAAGATGATATCAACCGATTTACAGCGAGTACAAATTCAGGACATTATTGAGTATCAGTTACCTGCATTTGTAAGGGACGACTTTCCACTTGTTGGTGAATTTTTAAAGCAGTATTATATTTCACAAGAATTTCCAACTTCTCCTGCTGATGTCATTCAAAATATTGATGAGTATGTAAAATTAGAAACTCTTCTTTCTGCAGAAGATGAAGCACGTCTTGATTTAGATATTGAATTTGATGACACTACAATTAATGCAACATTTAATTTGTATGAGGATTATTTTGGTACATATAAGTTTCCGGAAAGATATGGTTTAATAAAAATTGATGATGAGATAATATTATATACAACTAGAAGTAACTATCAATTTAAAGGTTGTGTACGTGGTTTTAGTGGGATAACCCAGTTTAATGATAGTGATCAAGAATTAAATTTTAGTTCATCTGAAGCAACATCTCATGTCCAGGGTGCTAAAATTATCAATCTTAGCAACCTTTTATTAAAAGAATTTTTAGTAAAATTAAAACAACAAATTTCACCTGGATTTGAAAGAAGAGAACTTGATTCTGAATTAAATCAAAGACTTTTTCTTTCACGATCTAGAGACTTTTATCAATCTAAAGGCACTGATGAGTCATTTAAAATTTTATTTGGTGCTCTATATGGAGAAAAAGCGGAAGTTATAAAACCAAAAGAGTTTCTGTTTAGGCCATCTGATGCTCAATATAGAAAAACAAGAGATTTAGTTGTTGAAGCGATTGTAGGTGATCCATCTTCTCTCAAAAATCAAACTCTATATCAAGATGCGTATCCTGAATATGGTATTGAAAGTTCATATGGCACTGTTGTTGATGTTCAGAGACTTCTAAGAGATGACAAGAACTACTATCAATTAAGTGTTGATTTTGATTATAGTAAAGATATTGATCTTACTGGAGGAACTGTTTTAGGAAATTTTGTTTCTCATCCTAAAACAAAAAATACCACAGTGGTTGCAAGTGGTTCATCAATAATCGATGTAGATTCTACAATAGGATTTCCAGATAAAGGGCAACTTATCATTGATGGACAAAGTGGTATATTAACATATAGATCAAAAACAATCAACCAATTTTTTGGAGTTGGTTTAGCTAACACAACTGTGTCTGGAACAACTGCAGACATTAGTGCTGGAACAGAATTCAATTTAAACGTTAATGCATACGGTTTTCAGGGGTATAATTCAATTTCCATTGCCTCCAGTGAAACTTCAACCGTAGGTATTGCAACTACAACAAAGATTGAGGTTAGAATTGGTAATGTTCTCTCAAACAATTTAATATATGATGATACTTCATATTTTACTACTAATGATAACATTAGAATTAAATCTTTAGGTATAACCACATATTCACCACTGAATATTAATTGGTTAACCAACGTTAGTCCAAAGTATGATGTTAAAGAAGTAACTTTAACCGATTCATCAAGTTTTACATATTCAATTGAAACTTTTGCTGCTAATAGTTTTACAGTTGGTGATAGTGTTACTGTTATACAATCAGATGGTGTAGGTAAATCTGGTTTAGTAATTGATATTTCAAATGCAAAGAAATTTTCTTTTTCAAGAGCAGGTGAATTAACAGGTAGCACATTCAGTGTAAGAAGAGATATTCTTAAACCCGAAGTAAATAAGGTTAATGATAAAAATTATTCTTATTTAAGTAAGTCATTTGCAAACATTCAAAACACATATGCAAAATACACTGGTGATGTTTTAGTAGCATCTCCATCTATTCCAAATTATTTTGATACCCCACTTAATTTTTATGATAAAAAAATTGAACTTGATGGAACTTACAGCGGAGAAGTATTTTCTTCAACTCAAGATCATGGATATTATACTGGTGATAAAATATACTATGAATCTTACAGATATACCGATAGTATTGGATTAACAGTAGAGAGTAGATTTCCAGAAATTGAACCAGGAGTTTTTTATGTAAAAAGAGTAAGCAGCACGCAATTTAAAATTGCGTCAAGTATTACTAACTTATACAATAATACTTTTGTCTCTGTATCTGGTATTGTTACAAGTAATTATTTTTGTGCTAGTGATTTCTTTGATAAGAGATTAGAACATCAGCAACTCTTTAGAGAATTTAAATCTCCAATAAATGATGGTGGAGATTATAATACACTTCCAGGTAAAACTGGTATGTTTGTAAACGGAGTTGAACTTCTTAATTACAAATCTGGTGATAGTGTTTATTTTGGAAAAATTAATGAAATAACTGTCTCAGCTGGCGGTGATGATTATGATGTTGTAAATCCACCTGTTCTGTCTATACAAGATTCTACAGGTATTGGTGCTACAGGTATCGTAAATGTAAAAGGAACATTTAAAAAATTTGAAATTATTGATCCTGGTTTTGATTATGTGACTGATCCCATTATCACTATTACAGGTGGAAATGGATCGGGAGCAATTGCAGCTGCCTCAACAAAATTTATTACACACTCTGTTTCTTTCTACGCAACATCTGATAACCCTCAAGTCGGGTTATCATCTAATAGCATTGGATTTACAACATTTCATAAATTAAGAGAATCTGAAAAAGTAATATACAGATCAGATGGGCAAACAGAAATAGGTGGATTATCACCTAATGCTGAATATTTTGTTAAATTAATTGACTCAAAAACAATTAAATTATTTAAAACTGAAAGTGACACTATTAGTGGATCAAACGCTGTTGACTTAACCTCTAACGGTGTAGGTGTTCATAGAATTGAATCTTTTAATCAAAAACGTGTAATCTCTGATATCAATATTATCAATCCTGGATCCGATTATGAAAACAAACAAAGATCTGTAGATTTCTCCGGAATAAACACGGCATCAAACCAAATCAATATTCCAGATCATAGATTTAATAGTGGTGAAACTGTTACTTATTCAGGAAATGCATCTGGACTTAGCTCTGATCAAACATATATTGTCACAGTAGTTGACTCTGATAATTTTAAACTGTCATCAGTTGGTGTTGGAACTACTTCTAAACTTTATTATTATAATTCTAGACAATATGTAAATATTGAATCAACTGGTTCAGATTCTCATACTTTTAATTACCCACCAATCTCTGTTGTTGTTGAAGGGCAGATTGGTGTAACAACCTTTACCGGACAAGACTTTAATGCAAAGATTCAACCAATTGTTAGAGGATCAGTCGAGTCTGTACAATTAACTGATAAAGGAGTTGGATATGGATCTAGTGAAATAATCAACCACAATAAGCAACCATTATTTAAACTACTTACCGGAAGAGACGCTGAACTTCTTCCCATTGTTAATAATGGTAAAATAGAACAAGTTTTAGTTACTAACAATGGATACGAATACAATACTCCACCCACATTAACTATTAATGGAACGGGAAGATTTGCTAAATTAACTCCCATTGTAAGTAATGGACAAATAACGAATATTATCGTTGATAATAGCGGCACGGATTATGATGACACAACCACTATAACAGTTACACCCAGTGGATTAGGTGCAAACCTTATTGCACAAATTAATCAATGGACTGTCAATTTATTTGAAAAAAATAAAGAAATTATTGAAAGTGATGATGGAATTTTAGATGTAGCATTAAATGATGAATATGGTATACAATTTACTCATCTTTATGCTCCAAGAAAATTAAGAGAATCTTTATACGGTAAATCTCTGACTGGTACTTCTCAGTTTGAGGCTGATTTAATATATGATAATATTAAGTATGGAGTTGGTGATTTAAGAATTGATGGTTCTAATAAAGAAGTTACTAATGAATTTCACTCACCTATTCTTGGATGGGCATATGATGGTAATCCCATTTACGGGCCTTACGGATATGAGAATAACACAGGTGGTAATGTAAAAGCACTTAGAAGCGGTTATAGCTTAATTGACGCATCAAATCGTCCATCTATTTCTACATGGAAAAAGGGATTTTTTGTTCAAGATTTTGAATTCACTAATGATGGTGATCTTGATGAACATAATGGAAGATATTGTGTGACTCCTGATTTTCCAAATGGCGTATATGCATATTTTGCAACCATTAGTGATGGAAGTGTTGAGAGTGACGGTGCATTTAAAAATAACAAAATACCAGAGTTTCCTTACGTAATTGGTAATAATTTTAAATCAAAACCAAATGACTTTAATTTCAAAAATGATTCATATCAGAATAATTATGATGTAGCTGCTAATAGATGGTTAAGAAACACTACTTTCTACGGACTAACTTTAGATAATGCCACTTATGAATTTGTCACTCAACCATATGAGATTTTTCAGGAAGTTATAGACATAACAGCCACATCAAAAGGATCGATCGATAGCGTTGGTATCATTACAGGTGGTAGTGGTTATCAAGTAAATGATAGAATTGTATTTGAGGACATTCCTGGTGCCACACCAGCGAAAGCAAAAATATCTAGAGTGACTGGAAAGTCAGTTACAAACATTAGTGTTGCATCTTCAATAGTTTCTAATTTAGAAATTGCACCAGTTGACTCCTCTGGCAGATTCGTAGCTTTCTCAACAACTCCTCACAAGTTTGTTAATACCGATCTTATTACTCTATCGGGATTCAACACGTCAATAAATTTAAATAATAAGTCTGTAACTATTGGAGTTACTACTGATTTTTATAATTTATCAACTGGAATTAATACCTCTGGTTCTACAGGAATTGTAACCTTTATATCTCTTAGTGGAGGTGTAATTGATAGAGGCATACTTTCTATTAAAGAAAATGACATTTTGTCCTTAGGAAGTGAAAAAGTAAAAGTTCTCAATGTAGACAATCTTAATTCTAGAATAAGAGTTGAAAGAGCAGTAAATGGCACAGTCTCAAGTGCTCATACATCTACGACATCTATATCAGAGCAGAGTCGTAAGTTTACTTTCAATTCGGATAGAGAAAACAAAGTTAACTTTGAATTGAATAAACAGATCTATTTTGATCCTCGTGAGACTTTAGGTATTGGAACTTTAAGTGGAGTTGGAATTGGATCTACCATTTTCTTCTCAAATCCTGGAGCTGGTTTAACTCAAACGTTCTTGAATACCAGATCCCTTTTCTTACCTAATCATAAATTAAATACTGGCGATATTGTTTTATATCATAACGGTGATGGACAATCAATTGAGGTTGATTCTAATCCTACTACTGGCACTACTTACAGAATTGCCAATGAAACAAAATTGTATGTTGCAAAAATAAGTGACGACATAATTGGAATTCAAACATTTAAAGTTGGAATTGGTTCTACCGGTACTTTTGTTGGTGTAGCAGACACAACAATGAATTCTGGATTGCTATTCTTTACTGGAATAGGAACAGGAACAAAGCATAGTATTAAAACTGTACGATCTAATGTAGTAAATGCTGAGTCTAGTAAAAATATAGTAACTGTCGCGACTGGATCTACTCATGGATTGACGATTGGTGATCATGTTTTGATGTCTGTTACACCTGGAATCACTACAACAGTAACAGTTAAGTATAACGATCATAATAGAAGAATTGTTTTTAACCCAATCGGATTCACTACAACAGGAGTAAGCACTGCTCTTAACACTATTACAGCATCTGATCATGGATTAAACACTGGTGATAAAGTAATACTGGATTCAAGCCCCGCTCCTAGTGGTTTACAAGATCAAAAAATTTATTATGTATATCGATTCTCTAAAGATAAAGTAAGACTTTGTAATTCAAAATTTGAGGCAGAAAAATTCCAACCAAATTTTGTTTCAATTGATGTTGCTAGAAGTGGCACACTATTGCCAATTAATCCCTCAGTAAACATATTTGCGGGCAATACAGTTGTATTTGATCTCAGTGATAGCACTTTATCATCGTTGAATATATCTACATTATATTCTGCATTTGAAATGGATCTCTATAGAGATTCAAAATATACTGATAAGTATGTTGGTTCTCTCACTACTGATGATTTTGAGGTAACTAAAACGGGTAAGGTAGGAATTGATGCTAATGCAAAATTGACATTAGTTGTAAATGATAAAACACCTGAAAATTTATTTTATAAGTTCTCTTTAGTTAATTCTGATTTTGTTGAAGATGTAAAAAAAGAAATTATTATTGATGACGAAGTTGTCGGTTTTAATAAAATTAATCTTGTTTCAAGTGATTATGACGGAGAATTTACTTTAGTTGGGATTGGTACAACAAACACCTTTACTTACAATGTAAAAAATGTTCCCGAAAGATCTTCATATTCTTCTTCTACAGGAGGATTATCGTATAGCACTAACTCTACTAACGCTTATGGTGGTATATCTGAAATCAACATAACGTTTAAAGGATCTAATTATGATGAAGTTGTTGGAGTTTCAACCGTAGTTGGTATTGTAACCGGAACTGGTGCAGTTCTTGAACCAGCGAGTACTTCAATTGGTAGAGTTTTAGGAACAAATATAGAAAATATTGGATTCAATTATCCAACTGATTTTACTATTCGTCCCACTACAAATCTTCCAGAAATAGTTCAACTAGAATCTTTGACATCATTTAAGTCAATTGGAATTACATCAGGTGGTAGAAACTATGCAATAGCTCCTAACTTGATTGTTCTTGATGGTTTAACTGGAAAACATATTGATGATGTTGATCTTCGCTTTGAACTTGGTGATTCTGAAGTTACCATAAGAAAAAATACCAGTGGATTGACAAACGTTACACCCACTATAATTCCAATTAGTAATAGTAATGGCGTATCGATTAATGAAATAACATTTGATATGTCAACTAAAAATGTAACAGTTGGATTTGATACAGGTTTTAGTGATCAATCTCCATTTGCAGTTGGTGATAAAGTTCTTATTGAAAATGTAAGCGTTGGTGTAGGATCAACTGGATCTGGATATAATTCTGTTGATTATGGATACCAATTGTTTACACTCACTGATGTTAACATCCCTCTCGGTGGAAATGTCGGAGTTGTTACATTTAGTCTATCTGGTATTATTAATGACAATCTTTATCCTGGAAACTTTGATTCAAGTAATTCAGCAGGCAAGATTGTTAATCAAAGTTCTTTCCCACAGTTCAAAATTGAACTTAAAAAGAATGACTTCCTCATAGGAGAGGATGTAGTTTCAAATAGTGGAACTGGAAAAGTTGATAGTTGGAACAATAGAATTGAACTCTTAAAAGTTTCAACGTCAAGAGACTTTAAAGTTGGCGATTTAATAATCGGACAAACATCAAGAACTCAAGGTAGAGTAAAATCCAAAATTGATTACAACTCTGAAATTGAAACAGAATCCTCTTCTATTGTAGAAAGGGGTTGGAGAACAACAACTGGATTTTTTAATAATAATCAGCAGAGAATTCCAGATAATTTCTATTATCAAAATTTCTCATATGCTATTAAATCAAAGATCCCCTTACAAAAATGGGATGACGCTGTAAGTTCTTTAAACCATACATCTGGATTCTTAAAGTTTAGTGACTTGGTTATTGAATCAAGCGATGATAAAGGAACAGGTGTCGTTTTTACAGACAATTCAGCAAACGTGTCCTTAACTGTTGATTTAATGCCCATTCCCACTTATGGTGGCGGTGGAGCAGGGTTTGGTGGTTTTGGTGGAGCTATTAGTTTAAATTGTTTCCCTGCTTTTGATTTAGTAACTGAAAATGATAAATTTGCATCAGGTAAAATATACTCTGATCGCATTTTCTTACAAAACAGAGTCCTTACTGATTTCTTTGAATCAGTTGGTAATAGAGTTCTAATTATTGATGATATTAGCACTCAATTTAATAGTGAAGAACGTCCCACAAGATTTAGTGTTGTTAAAAAGTTTTCAATCGATCAAAGAAGTAAGAAAATACTTACTTTTGTTAGAGACAAACTTTATACAGGGGAACGTCAAGCATCCCTTGTAACATTAGTTCATGATAATCAAAATGCAACTGTTAATAATTATGGAAGGGTTGAAAGTGTATTAGATCTTGGATCGTTTGATTTTAACATCTCAGGAACTGAAGGACAACTGTTATTCTTCCCAACTAAATTTAGACGAAACAATTATAATATTTCACTTTGCAGTTTTGATATAGATGATTCTGTAACAGGAGTCGGAACCTTTGCTCTAGGGGAAATATGCGATATTTCTTCCACACAAGTAGAAGTGCCCGCTGCAACTAAAACCACTATTGTTGGAATTGCTTCTACATATAGATCATCTAAAGTTCTCGTTCAGTTTACAACTGATGATGGAAGATTTGGTTATAATGAACTGAACGTAATACATGATGGAACAACAGTTGATGTCCTAGAATACGGTGATCTTATTACGGGTGGCCAGGGAACCGCTACAGGACTTGGAACGTATGGCGCTGACATGTCAGCAGGTACAATCAATGTTGACTTTACCCCTGCAGCTGGATTAGCACTAACTGCAAACACAGTTAGAGTTTCCATGTCTAGCACTGAGTCTGTCGGTGTTGGTACAACAATAATTGGACAATCTACAGAAAACATTGCTAGGTTAGAAACATTCCATACATCTATTGGATCCACTTCATCTCCCGGCATTCACACAATCGCTACCTATACAAACACATCTGGTGATACTGACTATAGTGCTGCTTACTACATCGTAAGTATAGAAGACACAACAAATGATCAATATCAAATGTCTGAAGTCATTGTATTGAATGACGCATCAGAGTCTTATATAACCGAATATGGCACTCTTGAAACATCGTCCGGAATTGGAACGATAGGTGCATTATTCACATCGGATAATACACATCTTCAATATACTCCACCTGCTAGTGCGAATGTACAAGTTCGTGTATATCAGCAGGCAGTTCAATTGGTTGATGTTGATAATACACTTGATAATGAAATTGATATCAACAATGCATCAATCACTGCTGGATTTGGTTTCTATGAGGGAACTGCTAATGATGTTAAGAGACAATTCTCTTTGACTCATAAAGGACTTCCGATCTTTAATAGGAATTTTGATGGAAGTGATAGCACTATTACAAATATAACAGATAATGAAATTACATTACCTGATCATTTCTTTGTAACAGGAGAACCTCTTAACTATTCTGTTGGTATTGATACTCATGTTCGTATAGCGATTGAACCTACTTCATTTACTGGCATCGGCACAACATCATTGTTACCAATTAATGCTACTGTATTTGCAATCAAACAAAATGATTCAAAAATTAAATTAGCATCATCCGCTGAAAATGCTAACAATTCAACCCCAGTTGCTATTGGTATTACGGGTGTTGGTATTGGAACCTTCCATACATTTACCTCTACAAAGCAAAATACGAAGTGTTTAATTGCAATTGATAACATTATTCAAAATCCCATTGTATCAACTGCCACAACTACTTCTCTTGATAAAGAAATTCAAATTGGAGATGCAGTTATTGAGACTGTAGGTGTCACATCATTCTTCTCTGCAGATTTAATTCAAGTTGAATCTGAAATAATGAAAATTAATACAGTTGGATTGGGAACAACCAACGGCATATTAGTTGATCGTGGATGGATGGGCACTGGAATAACGACTCATCCTGTTGGAGTAGCAGTTACAAAGGTTGATGGTGCTTACAACATAGTTGGTAATACAATCAATTTCTATACAGCACCAAGAGGCCCAATTCCCATTGGTTCCATCACAAATCCTCCTGATGAAAGAGATTGGACAGGAATTACAACTTTCTCTAAATTCCAAGGAAGAGCATTTACAAGATCGCAGACACAAAACAGTTCTGAACCAGCATATGAATCAAATTATGTGTTTGACAGCATTGCTGATCAATTTGATGCGACTACTAAGACATTTACTCTTAAATCAGAAAATGAAAATGTTACTGGATTCTCCACTAACAATGGTGTTGTTTTAATTAACGGAATATTCCAAGGCCCCACCGGACAACTAAGTATTCCTCAAGATTATTCATTAAGTGAAGGATCAGGTATTAGTAGTATAACATTTACTGGAACTGCTACATCTATTGCTTATGATCCTAATAATGCAAATATTCCCGTAGGTGGATATATTGTTTCAGTTGGTTCGACAGGTGGATTGGGGTATCAACCGCTTGTTGCAGCAGGTGGTACTGCAATTGTGTCATCGGCTGGCACAATCACATCTATTAGCATTGGAAACACTGGATCAGGATATAGATCTGGTATTCAAACTGTAAATGTTGGAGTTTATACTTCTTCGACAGGGAGAACTGGAATTGAATTTATTGGAACTGCTGCGATAAGTAATGGACATATTGTCAGTGTTGCAATTACTAACCCTGGTTCAGGATATCTAATTGGATCTGAACCAAATGTTGTGTTTGATGCACCTCGCTCATATTCTGATATTCCTTTAATATATTCTGATTCATCTTCTGCAGGATTTGGAACAGAGGCCACAGTTAACATTGTTGTAGGACAAGGATCAAGTGTCATTGATTTTGAAATTAAAAACTTCGGATATCGTTATGGACAAAAACAAATATTAACTGTGGCGACTGGTGGTGCAACTGGAATACCCACTGACACAAACTTTACATTTGAAGAGTTCCAAATTACAGTTGATAAAACAGATTCTGATAAATTCTCTGCTTGGCACTTTGGAGAACTTGAGCGTCTTGATAACATCAACACCGAATTTGATGGTGTTACAAGACAATTCACAATTAAGAGAAATGGAGATCCAGTTACTGTAAGAGCAGCGAAAGGATCAAATATTGATGTTGAATCAACATTAATAATTTTCGTTAATGACATACTTCAGGTTCCTGGAGAAGCGTATCAGTTTAGTGGTGGAAGTGTAATTAATTTCTCTGAGGCACCCAAAGGGCCATCTGCAGATGGTAATTTTAGTGGCGATACTTGTAAGATCTTATTCTACAAGGGAAGTGGTGATATTGATGTTACCTTCCGCGATATTCTTCCCACTATAAAAGATGGCGATATGCTCTCTATTAGAGGTGATGATAGTCTTGTCCCTGGTTCACTCGATCAAAATGAAAGATTAGTCACCGAAGTATTGTCCTCTGATACCGTTGAAACTAATGCATATTATGGAAGAGGTATTGATTCAAATCCTGATCATGCACGAACTGTTACATGGTGTAAACAAACATCCGATAAAGTTATCAACGGAAAAATTGTTAGTAAAGCCAGAGAACTTAATGCAGCACTAATTAATCCCAGAACAAATATTATTCAATCTGTTGGCGTTGGATCAACTGAAATTTATGTTGAGAGTGTCATTCCATTCTTTAATCCTGATGATGAAAATCAAACTGTTAAGAATCAGCAAACCATAAGTATTGTCTCTCAAGATAATCTTGTGGCCGCTGCTGCTACAGCAGTCGTATCCATCGCAAATACAGTTGAATCCATTACAATTGGATATGGAGGAACAGGATATGTTACGGCACCATCCGTAACCATTGAAACTCCTGTGGGACTTGGAACCACTGCTAGAGCGACTGCAACTGCAACTCTAACTGGTGATGCTGTGTCTGCTATAACAGTGTCCACACCTGGTGTTGGTTATACAAGAACGTCTGTTCCACAGGTTCTTATTGAGTCTCCTAAGTTGATTAAAGAGACAAACAGATCATCTTTATACCAAGGTGATTTTGGAGATATTGTTGGACTAACTTCTACATCCGTTGGAGTTGCATCTACTGGATTTGTAATGGATATGTTCATTCCGATTGATTCATTCCTTAGAGATACAAAAGTTGTTGGAGCTGCTGTCACTCTTAGTGATATTTCAGTTGGTGATTACTTCACAGTTAGAAATAGTAATGTAGGAAGCGGGGTAACTACACTTTACCAAACCGGTGGAACTTTAGGTGTAACAACTCAATTCATCGACTCTGTATATGAAGTAGCAGCAGTGTCTGTTGCTCAAACCGCAGTTGCTGGAGTTGGTATTACATATATTAAGAGGGTTACTGTTAGTGTTGAAGATCTCGGTGATATTACTGGAATCGGACTTACAGAATTCTATGGTGAATTCTCATGGGGTAAAATTACATTAGGAAGCAGAGTAAATGCTGTAGCATTTGATGCGTACACTCTCAGAGGATCTGCAGGAATTACTACCGGTGCTGTGATAAACAGAGTTGAACCTCTGAAACTCGTAGGATACTCTACAACATAACTAATAAATAAGTAAAAAACTACGCAAAAATGGCTGCGATTATAACTGATCAACTTCGTATTTTAAATGCAAAGGATTTTGTTGCTAGTGTTGCGTCCACCAGCAACTCTTTCTATTCATTTGTAGGATTGCCCAATCCAACTGACGTTGATGCTAGTTGGGATAGCAGTCCTCCGGATCCTAGAGACAACTTTAACGAGGAGAACAATTATTGGGATACAATGATTGCTCTTAAAAAAATTGATGAAGAGGACGTAAAACAAGTAATCAGAAAAGTTACTTGGAAGTCTGGAACAACTTATGATATGTATCGTAATGATGTAAAGGCAGAGAGTCCCTCTAAACCCTCAAATGCAACCACACTGTATGAGGCAAATTATTATGTAATGAACTCTGATTATAGAGTATATCTTTGCTTACAAAATGGAAGCAACCCTGAAAACCCGAGTGGAAGAGCATCTCTTGATGAACCAACTTTCACTGACTTAGAACCAAGAGAAGCGGGTACAAGCGGCGATGGATACATTTGGAAATATCTTTACACCATTAAACCCGGAGATATTGTAAAGTTTGACTCAACAAACTTTATGCCTGTTCCTAAAGATTGGACAACAACAACGGATGCAAATATATCTGCTGTTAGAAATAATGCAAGCACAAGTGGACAGTTAAAAATTGTAAAAATAACCAACAGAGGTGTAGGATTAGGAACTGCTAATAGAACCTACACACGAGTTCCTATTAAGGGAGATGGTAATGGAGCTGAGTGTACAGTTGCCATTAACAACAATTCAAAAATTGAATCTGTTACTATTTCAAAAGGCGGTTCAGGTTATACTTTTGGAACTATTGATCTAGTGGCAGGTAATGTACCGACAGGTACTACTGCTCCAATTTTTGACGTTATGATACCACCTCAAGGTGGACATGGTGCTGACATTTATAGAGAACTTGGAGCGAGAAATGCATTAATATATTCAAGAATTGAAAATGATACTGAAAATCCAGATTTTATAACTGGAAATGAAATTGCAAGAGTTGGAATTGTTCAAAATCCAAAATCATACTCCTCTACTTCAAATCTCGAACTTGATAAAGCAGCTGCAACTTATGCACTGAAATTGACAGGTGTTGGATATAGTTCTGCCACCTTTACTGCCGATGCTTTTATAACACAAACTGTTGGACTTGGATCTACAGCAGTGGGTAGAGTTGTATCATATGATCAAGTAACTGGTGTTTTAAAATATTGGCAAGATCGTTCAACAGCAGGATTTAATACTGACGGAACAAAAAACACGAGTCCTGAATATGGATTTAAAATGAATCGATTTACATCTGGAATCACTGGTGGAGGATCGTTTGATATTATTGGAGGATCTTCAACATTAGCGATTCAAACCTCATTTACAGGTGTATCAACCGAAATAAATAGTCGTACTTATTACCTAGGACAGTCCTTCTCGGAGGGTGTTGCTCAACCTGAAGTTGAAAAATATACGGGTAATATTATTTACGTAGATAATAGGCCTTCGATTACCAGATCGGCTAACCAAAAAGAAGATATCAAGATTATCTTGCAGTTCTAAGCAATTATGTCACAGGAAACCAATCTCAACGTCGCTCCATATTTTGACGACTTTGATCCTTCAAAGGATTATTATAAGGTTTTATTTAAGCCTGGTTATCCAGTGCAAGCAAGAGAATTAACATCTCTTCAATCAATCCTGCAAAATCAGGTTGAAAAATTTGGGCAGCACTTTTTTAAAGAGGGTGCTAAAGTAATTCCAGGAAATACAACATATTCAACAAATTATCAATGTGTTGTTCTTGAAAATACTTTTTTAGGAATTCCTCTTTTTGATTATATTGATCAAGTTAAAGGCGCTCAAATAACAGGACAAGATTCTGGTGTCACTGCTATTGTTGATAGTTGTGTATTATCAGAAGATTCTACAAGAGATCAAGTCACTCTTTATGTAAATTACTCTGGATCTGGTTTTAATAATCAAGAGACTGTTTTTAGAAATAATGAACTTTTAACTGCGAATATAACCATATCATCAGCTAATACACTCATAAGATCTGGAACCCCTTTTGCATCTACAGTTCAAGAAGAAGCAACTGCCGTAGGATCTGCATTTTTTATCGGTAACGGCGTTTATTTTGGAAAAGGAACATTTTTAAATGTTGATGAGCAAACTTTAATTCTAGATCAATATTCTAACACTCCAAGTTATAGAATTGGATTGTTAATTAATGAAGAAGTAATTAATGTTGATTTAGATCCTTTACTTAGTGATAATTCAGCAGGGTTTAATAACTTTGGTGCTCCAGGAGCAGATAGACTTAAAATTACTACTTCTTTATTTAAAAAAGAATTAAATGATACTGATGATAATAATTTTGTTGAATTAGCCACTGTTACTAATGGTATTATACGTGAAAAGACTACAAGTCAATATTCATTAATAACTGATGAGTTAGCTAAAAGAACTTATGCCGAATCTGGAGACTATTACGTCAAATCTTTTGGTATTAATTTAAAAGAATCTCTCAATAATTTTGAGGGTAATAGAGGTGTTTTTAACGCAGATCAAACAACATATGGTGGATCTGTTCCCTCTGATGATTTAGCAGTTTATCAAATATCTCCAGGTAGAGCTTTTATCAAGGGTTATGATGTTACAACAACAGCATCAACATACTTAGATGTTCAGAAACCAAGAACTACAAAGACTTTAAACTCACAACAGATTAATTACAATACTGGTGAAACTCTTAAATTAAATAGAGTTCATGGATCACCCACAATCGGTATTGGAAATACTTATGTCTTAAGTCTTAGAGATTCAAGAGTTGCTGATAGTGCGACGGGTATCGCGGGGAAAGAGATTGGATTAGCAAGAGTTTATGATTTTAGGTTAGATTCTGGATCTTATAATGCTTCAAATAGTGATACCAATGAATGGGGTATTTCTCTCTTTGACGTTCAAACAACAACTGAAATTACACTTAATGAGCCTATTACACTAAGTGTTCCTACATTTATCAAGGGAAAACATTCTGGTGCAACAGCATTTTTAAAAGATGCTGCTTCAAACACCACATCACTTACAGTTTATGAGACTTCTGGAAAGTTTATCTTAAACGAAGATTTTACCATAGATGGAGTAGACAATTCAAGAGTTGCAATCGCCGTCACATCCCATGGTATAAGCGATGTTTTATCAGTATTCGGAAGTGCTAATGGTGCTGAAGTTGGAGCAGCAAGAACTTTCTCAGCTGATGTAGTTCTTTCTACTAATTTTAACATTGGAGTTGCTACAATTACTACTGTTGCTGATGATTTCACATCGGTAGTAAGATCAACAAATCCTCTATTTCCTGGACAAATCAAAGCGGGAAATATTATTTCTTTTACAGGAAATTTATCTCAAGATCCAGTTTTTGCTTCAGTCGTTAGTGTTGCAACATCTGCAATCACAATTACCGGTGTCTCTACGGTAAATGGTGTTGCTAATGGTGCGTTACCCACCTCTGCTGCCACTCTTACAGATCTTAAAGTTATTGCTGGAGATCTTGGTGTCACTGATGATAATACTCTTTTTACAACGTTACCAAAAAGACATATCTCAAATGTTGATTTAACTGATGCCTCTTTAACAATCAGAAAAACTCAGCAAGTAAATATCGTTGATAATAAGTTATCAGCTGCAGTAACAACTGATTCAAATGAAAATTTCTTACCATTTACACCTGAAAGATATACACTTATTAGAAGTGATGGATCAACAGAGGAGTTGACTTCTGATAAGGTTCAAATCAATTCTGGATCTAATCAATTAGAAATTTTCAATCTGGGAAGTGATGATGAAGCAACTCTTGTCACAACCTTAACCAAAGTCAAACCGAAAGCAAAAAATAAAATCATCAATAGAGTAAATTCTATTGTAGTTGACAAATCGGTAAAAAGTTCCTCTGGTATTGGATCCACCACTCTAAATGATGGTTTAACTCATGGAAACTATCCTTTTGGAACAAGAGTTCAAGATGAAACCATATCGCTTAACCACGCAGATTTAATTGATGTTCATGGTGTATATGAAGTAGCCACAGATCCTGCAACTAATAATGCGGATCCGTCTGCTCCAACGATGATTTTATCAAATCTTTCGGGGCCAACATCAAAAACATCAGATTTGATAATTGGAGAAACAATTAAAGGTGGAACTAATAATGCTCGTGCTATCGTAGCAACTAAAGTAACAGATTCTAAAATTTCATTCTTACCTAAAAATGGTATAAACTTTAAAGAGGGAGATGTTGTTGATTTTGAAGAGTCTGGAGTAAGAGGCGTTTTAACAACTCTGGATACACCTAGCAAAGACATCTCATTTAAATATGTCTCTGATAATGGACAAAATGGTGAGTTTTATAACTATGGATCATTAAGAAGAAAAAACACTGAAGAGTCTCCGCAAAGAAAACTCATTATTTATTTTTCTAATGGATATTATGAATCTACAGATGATGGAGATATTACAACTGTTAATTCCTATTCAAATTATGATTACGGATCTGAAATACAAAGTGTAAATTTCATTAGAAATTCAGACATTATTGACATTCGTCCGAAAGTTTCAAATGTTGAAACTATTTCTGAAGGTGACAGATCTCCCCTTGAATTTAAGGGTAGAACATTTAACGTATCTGGAAATTCTGCTCCCAATATCCTTGCTTCAAATGAGGGCATATTAACTAATTTTGCATATTATCTTGGAAGAATTGATAGAATATATCTTACTAAAGATGGCGTTTTCCAAGTAAAATATGGCACTCCATCTGAGTTTCCTGAAAAACCAATCTCTGTAGACGATGCTTTAGAGGTTGCAACTATAACTTTGCCACCTTACTTATATGACTTACGTGATGCATCTAAGAAATTCTTAGAGCATAAGCGTTATAGAATGGTTGATATCAAGCAACTTGAAAATAGAATTAAGAATCTTGAATTCTTTACTTCTTTATCACTACTTGAGACTAACACTGTTAATCTTTTTGTTCCTGATGCAAACGGACTTAACAGATTTAAGTCTGGATTCTTTGTTGATAATTTCACTTCTTTCCTTGCTCAAGAAGAGTCAGTTGATTTAAAAAATAGTGTTGACTTTAATCAAAAGGAAGCACGTCCTAAGCATTACACTACTCAGACAGATTTATCACAAACACTTACAGGATCTGGTGATTTAAGATTTACTGATCCTGATGGAACAAATATAAGAAAAACAAATGATATTGTTACACTTGATTATGAAAACGTAGAGTGGCTTAGACAACAATTTGGCACAAGATCAGAGAGTGTAACTCCCTTTATTGTTGGATTTTGGGTTGGAGCTCTTGATCTCACTCCAGCTTCTGACTCCTGGACTGATCAAGTAAGACTCGAAGCTAACATTATTGAAGCTGAAGGCAATTTCACTGAAACTCTTGAGAGAGCAGCAAGAACTCTTGACGTAGATCCTCAAACTGGATTTGCACCTGCTGTTTGGAATTCTTGGATTGATAGTTGGACTGGACAGGAGGAAGGTATCAGAACTGAAGATAGAACATCAGTTAATACATTTGTATCTGATAGAGGAAATACCAGAGTTACCCAAAGAGTCGAAACTACCTTTAGGGATACCATTAGACAAGTATTCGACACTGGTGTATCAAGGAGATCTGGAACTAGAACAGTTGTTACTGAACAGTTTGATAGAGAATCGATTGGTGACAGAGTTATTAGCAGGGATCTAATTTCTTTTGCGAGATCCAGAAATGTTGAATTTAATATTAGTTCTTTGAAGCCTTATTCTCAAGTTTATGCATTTTTTGATGGTATATCTTTTACTGATTATTGCATTCCAAAACTTTTGGAAGTCAATATGATTTCAGGAACTTTCCAAACAGGTGAAACTGTTAGTGGAACAATGCGTCCTGTGGGGAATTCACGTTCTGATTCAGGAGCTGATCCCGCAATAACTTTTAGACTCGCTCAGGCAAATCATAAATCTGGTGCTTTTGATAGTGCCACTGAAATATTTACTGTAAATCCTTACAATTCATCTCAAGTCCTTCCTAGCGCATATTCTACTACCTCTACAGTATTGAATATTGATACTTTCTCTCTTTGTGATCAACCTCAGGGTGCGTTCATTGGATATGTAGCTCCTGAAATGATTTTGGTAGGGGAGACAAGTGGTGCTCAAGCAATTATTTCTCAAGTAAGACTCATATCTGATTTTACATCATCATTATTGGGTAGTTTCTTTATTCCAGATCCAAATATTGAAACTAATCCTAGATTTGAAGTTGGAACTAAAGTGCTTACATTTATAGATGATGTAAATAATAATCTTTCTAACGCATCGACTCGTGCAACATCTACTTTCCTGATCAGTGGAGTAATTGAAACTGTTCAAGAAAATATTGTGTCTATTAGAAATGCTAACGTTCAATCTCAAGAAATTAATGAGCAAAGAGACATTAGAAGGCAAAATGAAGTCATAGGAACTCAAGTCATTAACACTGAGGTAATCGGTACACAAACTGATGTCTTTAGAGAAGCTATAAGGCGAAGTGATCCTCTTGCCCAAACATTTAGGGTAGAAGATAGCACAGGTGTGTTTATTACACAGTGTGATGTATTCTTTGAACAGGTAGACAATCTTGGAATTCCTGTAATTTGGGAACTCAGAACAGTTGAGAATGGAATACCAACTACAAATATTCTACCATTATCTCAAGTAATTACACCACCAGATCAAATCAATGTTAGTGCTGATGGTTCAGTCGCAACCACCTTCACATTAAAGGCACCCGTATATCTTGAACCTGGTATTGAATATGCTATGGTTATGCGTTCTGCATCAGCAAGATATAGAGTCTATATCTCAAGAGTTGGTGAAAATGATCTTATTACGCAAACATTTGTTTCTAACCAACCTTATCTTGGTTCTCTTTATAAGTCTCAAAATGGATCTGTTTGGGAACCAAGTCAATGGGAAGATTTAAAGTTTACTCTTTACAGAGCAGACTTTGTTGAAAGTGGTTCTATAGAGGTTTATAGTCCTGAACTGAGTAGAGGAAACAATCAGATTGCAAAGTTGATGCCTAATTCAATCAACCTTGCATCTAGATCTGTACGTATTGGTATCGGATCAACTCTTCAAGATACTGATCTGACTCTTGGTAACACAATTGTTCAACATGGTACTAATGCGTCTGGTAATTTCATTGGAAAGGCTGGAATCGCAACAGGTACACTTAACATTATCAATGCTGGCATAGGATTTACACCCTCCTCTGGTTATCTAGAATACACTGGCGTTGAACTGGTGAACGTTACAAGCACCGGTAGAAACGCAAAAGCAGATATTACAATTAATAATGGTATCGCAGTTGGTGCTACTATTTCTGAATATGTCGCTTCTAGTGGTGGCCAAGGATACGTTGTTGGCGACGTTTTGGGAATTTCTACTATTGGAAATAATAATCTTGGAAGAAATCTTAGATTATCACTTGTTTCAATAGCAAATACCAATGAATTGCTTTTAGATAATGTTCAGGGTGATTTTGTAACAGGTGCAGGAAATACGGTACAATTTATCAACAATTCTGGACTTAGAACCGATTTAAATGCTACTCAAGGTGGCAATGTTCTGATTGATGGAATTAATGATATTGTAACTGATGGAATTCATTTCACGGTTAACCACAAAAATCATGGAATGTATTTTGCAGACAACAGAGTAACAATTTCTGATGTACAGTCTGATATCCTTCCCGTAAAATTAACCGAAGAGGTTACTGCATCATCTACAGCTCCAATCACTGTAAATGCAACCACAGGATTTGATACATTTGAAAATGTTGGTGTTGGAACTACCAATCTTGGTTATCTTAAAATTGGTGAAGAGATTGTGTCCTATGAATCCGCGTCTGGAACTACAATCAATATCACTGAAAGAGGTATAGATGGCACAACTGCTAAAAACTATCTTTCTGGAACTCAAATCTTTAAATATGAACTTGGTAATGTATCTCTGAGAAGAATTAATAAAACTCATAATTTAAATAATGTAACTGCTTCCAGTCCTCGTACTTTTGATACCTATAAGATTAAACTCGATATGGGTTCAAGTGGTGTTGGAAGATCCACTGGCGAAAGTTTCCCAATTCTTTATATGGGAGACACAAAATCTGTTGGAGGATCAAACATTAAAGCCACACAAAACATTCCCTTTGAAATTTTGACACCTCAAATTCAACATATGTCAGTTAAAGGGACAAACATTGATGGTGAGTTAAGAACCATCTCCGGTTCTTCAATTAGTGGCAGTGAAATTCCTTATATTGATCAAGGATTTGAATCTATTTCAATCTCTAGGCCTAATTACTTTGCAACTCCTAGAATTATTGCTTCAAAGGTAAATGAGGACGCAAAACTTTCTACTTTACCTGGTAATAAGTCAATGACAATGAGACTTAATTTTGGTACAACCGATTCAAGAGTTTCACCAGTAATTGATACACAGAGAATGAGTGTCATTTACACATCAAATCGTGTTGATAGTGTGATAAGCAATTATGTTACTGACAATAGAGTAAACGGTATAGAAACAGATCCTACAGGATTCCAATATCTTTCAAAAGAAATTACATTAGAAAATCCTGCTACATCTTTGAAAGTAATTGTTGATGTATTAAAAGACAGAAACGCTGATATCAGAGGATTCTTTGCAATCGCTGATCATCAAAACTTCAACCCAATTTATGAGGCGTTCCCCGGATTTAATAATTTAAATGAAAGAGGACAAATTATTGATGTGTCTCAAAGTGATGGATTATCTGACACATTTGTTTCACCATCTAATGAATTTAGAGAGCATACATTTACAATTGATGAACTCCCTTCATTCAAGTCATACAGAATCAAACTTTCTTTAACTTCAACAAATCAGGCAAATCCACCCATAATTAAAAATCTCAGAGTGATAGCACTTGCATAATGAAACATTATAAAGTTGAGGGACATAATAACCTCTTAAGAGATAGTGATACTGGTGCTATCATTAACAATGACAAATCCGGATATTCATCTTATATGATGAATAAAAATATTAAAGATGAAGAGAGTATTAGAATACAGAATGTTGAGCAAGATCTTGCTAACATTCAAAATGAAATTAGTGAACTCAA